ACACCTTGAACAGTAGTCGATGCCAATGTATCATAAGGTGCATTTAGGTTTGCTGCTGTTAATTTCTCACCGCCTTCAAAGTATTTTTTGTTTATTAATGCCATATTTCTTCCTATTTAAATGTGTTGTTAACTGTGATTCCAAAACCAAATATCTGAATTAACGATAAGATTTTGTCAGTAGGTGCATTCATTACGCCTGGTTCTGGATTGTCAGTTAGTGCTTGCCATCTCAGGTCAAAGCGTGATAACTGAGAACCACAAGGTACTTTAAAAGGCACACATGTATTCTCAGCACGAGGATAGGCATTACCTGTTTCAGCAATTAGAACACCGTTCTGAAATAATCCCCATCTAATCCACCAGTTTTCTCCCCAAACAGCAGATGCACCACCTGAATCATTAAATGTTTGTAATCCATAAAACCAATTGGCATTAAAAGAACCTGTAATCATACCTTCTTGTAGTTCTAGATCTAAATAAGCATCTTCAATCCAGTTTGACAAGGGATTCCAACCTAAGTTCCAACTATCAGTTGTAAGGTTTACACTAGCAATTGCCAAGAAGTCATTGATTCCGCCCTCTTCACCAGCCAACGATCGGACATGACCATAAGATTGTGTTTGGCCAAACCATTTTGTAACTGTGCAATCACCGACTGAAGCAACAGTGCCAGTTGTAGTTTTAAGTTTTGTGTTCTCAACAACATTGATAGGTAAGTTTTGATTATCTAAGCCGCCATTAAAAGCATCAATCCATTGATCAGAATTATCGTTGACTGACTGAGGTGTTACTTGTTCAAACCTCTTATTTATTTGTTCTGTAAATTTTTTCATCTTGATTGTCCTCGCTGAAGTCGTGTTGCCTGATTAAGCACTGGCATTTCAACTGTATCGAATAGTATATTGTAACTGACTAGATGAAATGGTGCTGTGCCTTTAAGGCCAAATTTAAATTGATTCATCAGGCCTGTATTCACATCATATCTGACGTGTATGAGGTTTTCATCTGTAATCACTGAAGTATTAACTATATGTGTAACCTTAGTAACAGTTAAATCAGCTGCACCAAACACACTGTTCTCGTTCTTGGTAAAAACTGTTTCTGGTTTTGCTTGTTTCTGGGCAGTTGTGTTACTGGTTACATAGCTATAATCTTTCTGGTAGTAGAAATCAAAGGTTGTATCGCCTTTCGACATAATCTGTAATTCAACTGAATAGACACGGTGCTTGGCGCTTTCGTCATTGAAATTAAACCATGCTGATTCCCAGTTTCTATTAACCTCATCACCATTAGCAACTGTAATTGATAATGTGCCATCAGTATCAGATGCTACTGTCGCTTTTTGTCCCCATGTGGCTTTAGAGCTTAGAACTTGTAGTGGCCCAAACTGATCAGTAGTACCGCTCACATATGATGGATTAGGATATGTCCAGACAGGCACAGTTCCCATTAAGAAGCGGCCATCAACAGTTGTTGTTAGTGCGTTATAGCATGTCCATTTATCTTCAGCAATTGCACCAAAGTATGACCATTGTGGTTTACTTGGTATGAGATTAAGCATCACACCTCTATTATTACCAACAGTGCTTGCTTGATCAGCCCAATGCCACCATACAATCTCTTCTTGTGATGAATAAGCTGCAACACATCGGTGGATTTGTGTGCTGTTTCTATGTTTTAGTTCTTCATCAATCATCTCAGATATCTTTTGGATTGCTAATGTGTCAGCATTAAGGCCACCACTTAGTTGCCAGATACCTGAATCATTCATAAAAACAATCCCGAGGTTAGGCACAGAGACAACTGAATTAGAAGCCTTAGTACCTATTGATGAATTGATTGTAGACATTGTGTATCCACTGTCCGTCTTTAGAATGATATTAACAGCGTTCTCTCTAAATACAATTAAGTTGCTGTAGAAAGCGACGATTTGTGTTACTGATCCGCCTTGTAAATTACTAAAATCAAAGAAAGAAGCAGTGCCAAATTGTTCGAATAAGCCTTGTTCTGAATAGATGATTTGATTATCTTTGGCTAGCCATAGTCGACCATCCCAAACATCGCCAAATTTATAAGATGTATCGATAACTGAGGAAGCAAATATACTAGGTGCAGGTTGTATTAAGAAGTTGTCTGGTAAATAGCTAACATACCAAGAGCTACTGTTTTCATTGATTTGTTTTTCAAAGTAGTATAGTTCACCGCTTAGAGCAATATTCTTGGTTCTATATATACGACGAGCAACTGTTCCTTCAGGCCCTCTTGGTATTTCCATTGATATATTGTATAAGAATGTGCCGTCTGCTGATGTCCAACTTAGCTCTTCGATCGGTGATAGAGGTGATTCTGATCCGGTGCTACTGATATAACTAACACGCCAAGAATACTGAGATACCTTACCATCAGCTGTTCCTAAACCAAGTGCGCTACTAGCGTCGTTCCAGATACTTGTACCAGTCAACTGAAGAGGTGAAGATTGATTGTAAGTTGTGTTGTTCGTATTTACATGCGGTTGTGATGTGCTTTGTATAAAACCAAAATCACGCCACACCTTGTCTCCGCTGAACAGAATGGCTTTGTCTCTTCCGTTAATGATTAACAGGTGCTTACCGAAATGGATGTACTGTGTGCCAATCTCGGAGGCCTTGCGTATATGTCTGCCGTCTTGGATGATTGCTATGTCTGATAAGTAGTTTGTTCCGCCTTTATTACCTAACATATAATAGAGACGACCACCTTGTTCAACAAAAGTATAGATTGTATTGCTGTTGGATGGTTTCCATTGAAAGCAACTATCAACTGGTGTGTCAAAGTAGATGTCAAGCGATGACGCAGGAAATGAGAAAGTAGCAGGGAATTGCCACCATGATTCTGTCCCCATGTTTGCATGCCAACCACCTCTATCGTTATATCTACAGTTGACCACATTCTCAGCTGCTCCTAATGGAGGTACCAAGATGTCATTTACACCTGATGCAGGTATCATTCGTACTTTTTTCTGTGGTTTCATCTTTTATCCGTTGTACTTCAATTGTTGCCAGCTATATCTGCCAATTCTTTGCCCCATATCAAATTGTCCACGACGAGGTGCTAGATCTATTTTATCAACATATCTTCGTTCTAATCCCTTAATAGCCTTGTCATACTTACCTGAATAAGTGTTAGATAAACCTGTTTGTCCCATCTTTAAATAGATCTGTTCTAGTGCTTTATACACAATCAACTGATGGAATTCTACCGGTAGTTCAGGGCTATCAGTTTGAAGAAGTATATCTTTTGGTTTCCTCATATATCTCATAACCATTTGTCTGAAATATATTGTCTCAGCGTTGTCACCTGTTATCACCTTTTTGGTGTCATAACCTATTGGGCGAGGATGTAAGCGTATTTCTTGGTGTAATCCGTCTCTTTCAATGTATCTACTACTACCATTATCGAATGAATTGATATCAATAATATTATGAGAAGATAACTGATCAGAAACAATAACCGGTTCTAAGTAAGTTGCTGTGTTTCTTGTACCACCACTAGTGACTGATAACCAACATGGTAGGCCTAATCGCTCACCTGTTGCTCTATCAACATTCTTATTCCAGTAGATTCTCTTACGATAACCTTCCCATTGTGTTGGCTGTTGATCAGCTGACTGAAAAGCATCAGCAGCGATAAGAACATCATCCCAACCTTTAAAGGTTACTTGTATTGTACCAACACCTGCTTCTAATTGTACATTGTGTGTTTTAGGTTCTGATAGTGGGCCAACCTTGCCGTCTTTAACAAATGCCCAGCATAGTTCATAGTAACCATTTGGAACTGTTCCACCGGCTGCTGTTGCTGTGCCTATCTGTTCTGCTGCTGGTATGTTGATTGAAGGTGTAGGTATATAAGCCTCAGCATATCCCATGGCTAAATCTACACGAAGATTGTAATCTTCTTCCCGTCTCGGTAGTAATCCTTGAGCTTTTCCCCTAACAGGAATAGCATTATAAGGTTCATCGCGATAGCCAATATAAAGAAGTTCAAGACAATCTTCAGGTAAATCGTAAGTTCTCTTCTTGATTGTCCATGTGAGGTCATCAGCATCTGTTGTTCCTTCAAATTGTCTGTCTAATAAGATCTGATTAGCAGCTAATACTTTTGAGATTATGTATTCTCGTGTTTGTATTTCTATTGGTTGCCCTTCCCATATATCAGTATAAGATAATCGCTTCATGTTGGCTGAGAATGTTACAGAACGAGAACCAAATGTGACATTAGCATTAACTTTTGTTGCTGATGCTTCTAAATCTGTGCCTGAGGTAATATCTGTATGAAGGCTGAGGTGTGCAAGTGCAGTGGAAAATGTCCAACGCTTTGCTGTCCATAATTCATAAAATGCGTCATTAAGTAGTTCATCAATTTGGTCATTGAAAACCTGTAATTCGGGAGAATAATCGGTAATATTTTTTACCTTTTCTCTGAGAGCTTTTAAATTCATATAATGTTCTCCTTATATCAATATTAGTAAATGTAAAAAAAAGAGGCTGATGTTTTTAACACCAACCTCTTCCCATGTAAATACTAAGAGATGATTAGAATCTGCTCTTAACAAAAACGTTTGCTTTACCAGCAGCATGTCCAGTAATAGCGTAAGCTATACCTTCATGTGTAACTGTAGAAGCGATACCAGCAGCAGCAGATGCATCTAAGTTTGCACCAGCAGCAGTAGCGCCACCAACTTTGCAAGAAGCAAAGCCTGAAATTACAACGTCAACTTTATCACCATAAATCTTTAGCGCAACACCGACTGCTAAGCCAGTATTTGATGCTCCAGAATTGGCAGGTACGATGTATAACATCTGATCTGCACTGTTGGTTTTAGAGAGGTCGAGAGCAACCAAATCACCTTCAACAATTGTTGATGATTTAAGGAATGTCTCAATTTGACGTCTGTTAGAAGGAAACGAAGTTCCTGGATTTAATGATTGTACTAAATTACTTGTAGCCATGATAATCTCCTATGATTAAAAAGTGTTACCGTCAACGATAACGGAATTAGAACCTAAGTGATCAGCGATCAATTGGCACTTAACATAAAGTTGAGCAGCACGTGCTGTTGTACCACTGATGTGTTCGAATGGAGAAACAGCAAAGTCACCTTGTCTGTGCCATACCATCTTAATAGCATCGAAGTTCAACATATAACCTGTAAGAGGCTTACCAGCGTAAGTTCCTGCAGTAATTGTATAGTTTAATTGCGGATCAGCTTCAACAACTGCACCACCGAAAGCAACCTGCATACGGCCACCATCTAAAGTAGTTTCGTTGATGTAACGTTCTTGCTGAAATAACGCACGTCTGTAGTTAGCCATTCCTGCTTCGGAAAGAATCAAAGTATTGATTTCTCCCATTGGAGCAACTGAAGAGGCTTTGATTGATGATTCTTGAAGAGCAAGAATACCGTTAGTACCGAAGGCACCACCGCAATCAGCCAATTGGTTTTGCCAACCTGGTGTACTTTGGTAAGTTGTCTTAGAAACGCCACCAACAGTGTTAGTTTGTGTTCCTGGTGCTTCAGCTTCCAAAAATCCACCAACATCACCGTTAAGTGTGTTAACATCTGAAAGAACAGTTGAAGTACCAACAAGAATCTGCTTGTTAAGTTCACGACGAAGCATTCCCATCACTGAGCGCATACGTGCTTCAACGATTTTAACGATTGCTTTTTCGCCTTGATTTTCCAATTCTTCTTTCTTGGTGATAACGATAGGTGCTGTGAAATCAGCCCAGTTATAAATAGCTGGTTCTAATACATCATTTACTGCCAAGTTAACTGGCTCATATCCAGTTTGTAATTGTGTGATTGAGGAATGCTCTTGTAGAGCTAAGGGACGCTGAATCTTAATTCCACCGTCTTCGTATTCGATTCCACCATGTTTCCGACAATTGTCAAGAAATGGAACCTTTTGAAATAATTCGTCAACTTCACCATCTCTGATCGAGAACAGTGTTGAGGACAAAAGGTCATTTGATATAGCCATTGTATTCTCCTAAATAGCGTGTTTGTCTTTTACTGATTGTAAAATATATTAAGTTTGTTTGTTGTGAACGTGTTCCATAAGGAATGTCTGAACTGCAATCTTAATAAAAGTATTCCACGATTAGAAGTTAAATTAAGCCTTGTTCAGTTATGCCCCTATGTAAAAAAAATAATTAAATTATTATGCTATGCTCTCCGTCGATAGTCATCAAGCATCATCTGCAAGTTCTTACCTGGACATGCTGTCTTACCGCCTTCACGATGTGTTTGCACGTCATCCCAGGTTAATCCGTATGTTATCTGTATAAATTCAACCAGGGATAACAAGGCTGTCCATGCTACCTTACACACATGGTCATTCTCGTAATTACCAGTAAGGCAGATACCAACTGAATGGGAATTCCATGTAGGACAATGAGCACCTTGTCGATGTATATCTCTGGCCTTGCTTATCTTTCCTGTTTCACCGTTAACAATGTAGTGATAGCCGATATCTGACCAGCCGTTATCTTCGACATGCCATTTTCTGATACGATCGACTGAGGTGTTCTTTGCCGATGCTGAATGGTGTATAACAATCTTAGTTGTCTTTTTGCGTGTTCTCATTACTTCGTTCCGTTTGCTTTATGCCATTGATACATTGCCCATGCATCACGTGACTTAGGTGGTTTAGGAGCAGCTGTGTTCTTGCCTGTCGATGTCTTGCTAAATGTTTGACGACGACTTGATTTCTGCTGTGCCATTTCCTCTCGTTCTAACGATGCCTGTGATGATTGTATCTTTGCTTTTACAATATAGAATGCGTCTTCTAACTTAAGTTCTGGTCGTGCCATTAACATCTGAGCAATGGGCATACGGTATTCTTCTCTTGTTAGTTCTGGATTAGAGCTCTTGAAGGATGCTAATTCCATTTGTCGTCGTTCTAGTTGTATCTTCTCTTGTGCAGGTTTCATCATCTCTTGCAACATAAGTGCTGCTTGGCGTTTAATCTCTGATTGCATACCTTGTTCTGAATAGACATCATGTCCCTCTTCAGTGGCGTGCTTTGACATCTCTTGTAGTAGTGGATTATTAAGTGTTGATTCTTTGGTGCTCATCAGTTCTTCACGAATGGCTTCAAGTTCTCTACGCTCGGCAGATAGTTCTTGTGTCTTGCGTGTGTATGAACTTCTTAGATTAGCAACGTGTTTACGAACATCTTCTGGTATATGTTCCATCCATTGATGTAGAGGCTTCATACCTTTATGTTGTGCGTCATCTGTAAATTCCGCGTAATCCTCTTCAGTGATTCCTAATAAGTCGTCTATAGTAAATACCTCTACTACTTCTTCTGTATCTTCTACGACATCCTCGTTGGTTTCTGTATCTACTACTTCTTCGACAATCTCAGCGTCAACTGAGGTATTGTTTAATTCTGACATGTATTTTCCTCTTGTCTTTTATGTTGGTGGCCTTTTCTTTGGTGATTTCTTTGACCATAACTTCTTACAAGCCCAATAAGAAGCGGTTAATTTATCTGTACGTTCCGAACATTTATGGCGCGCTTTGTAAGATTTACGAGCTGCATCAGAATAATTGTGTCCATATCCTTTAGCACCAAACTTAATAAGCTTTTCCTTACCGTCAGCACAACCTTTAACGACACGCTTCTTCTTTGCATATCCAGGTTCGCCTTTCCGTAGAGGTCGAGGTTTATTACATTTCATCTTATCTTTATCAATGCGCTTTGCCATTACTTCTTTCCTTTCTTCTCTGCTTTTGTTATCGCCTTTCCAGCTTTAACTGCTGACTTATAAGCTTTAGAACCTTTGCGTGCTGGTGCTTCACCACGAGCTCTTTTAGCTCTAATGTTTTCCCATAATCCTGGACGCTTTGTCTTAGGTTTATTACGCTTAGCCAACTTTCTTTCAGCAGCTGCTTTATTACGATGGTAGCCTTTAACGCCTTTTATCTTCCAGCCTCTTGGTGTATCGTAGATCATTTCTTTCTCTTGGGCATTGACTTACGCTTAACTGGTTTAGGCATCTTCTTCTTCTTATACATTGGCATTACATTCTTCCTGCAAATAAGTTGTCCATTTGTTCTGATGACATGTCTTCGCCTTCCATAGCAGTTTCAGCACCACTAACTTCTTCCATGTCTGGTTCGTCTTCCATTTCAGGTGGATTACGAAGGAATGATCGGAATTCTCTGTTGCCAGCAATTGCTGTAATCTTTCCTGCGATCGACTGAAGTGCCATATCATCTGTCATGTCTTCCATAACAAAATCCATTTCACTGTCTAGTACATCAGCATCAACAGCTGCATTAACAGCACCTTGAAACATAGCCAGAACACGAACAAAATCAGTTGGTAAACGGCCATCTAAATCTTCATCGAACTGAGGATAATCAGGTGTTTGTTCGAATAGAGGTAATAATCTATTTGTTGCTGCTACAAGGTTATTCAGTTGTTTACGAGAATAGCGACCAGATGGTGCCATTTCTTCGTACATCATTTCGTCTTCCCCTTCAGCGGATTCTATTTCAATGGCTAGTGCTACAGTTGGCTCCTCAGCCATCATCTCACCTTCCATCATTCGTTTGTCTTTCATTTGCATATTATGCTCCCTTTTTAAAAAGTTTGTCTAGTTTTCCGGATATCGCGTCTTCAGCAGTAAAAGCCATTGTGCAAGCCTCTTCTGCTGTCATGCCTTCCGCAAGTGCGTTATTGTAAATTGTTGTTAGTCGATTAATCTCTGCTTCTCTTTCGTTCTCTACCTTCCACCATTTCTCATACCATTCAGTATCCTTTGTAAGCTCTGATTCCTTCACAAAGCCTCTCTCTTTCATTATCTCTTCTTCATCACCTTTACTATCAACGATTCTACCAAGTGCTAATGAATAATAACCTGGACGATCTGAGGATGTAAATTCTTCGAAGTTTGTAAAGATTGACATGTCATCAACGTAATGGTGCAACATAGTATCTTCATCATAAGGACATGTTATTTGCTTTTGTCTGTATTCGTCACCTGTCTTAACTGAATAGAAGCATGTTTCACATCGATGGTATATTGTCATTGTGCTCCTCCCATTAACTGCATCAACTGTTCTGGGCTAGGGCCTGGTGTTCCCGCTGTTGCTTCTGGTGTTACACCTGGTAATTCACTTGGTGGTAATTGGGGCTCTGGTTCTGGTGCATCTAAGAATGACTGAGGAAGGTCGAATAAGCGTATTATCTCTTCTTTAATCTTAACCGGTGATACACCTAATTGTGTAAGAACTGGGAATAGATTGATTAGTGATTGTTTCTTTATCTCTGCAGATACAGGTGTTGATGCTTGGTCAAGTGCTATAATCTTAAACTTAGCGTCTAGATCAGAAGGTTGAATAACCATTGGCATATCTTTGACTAACACTGTTGCTTTGTCACCGTCTTCAGCCATTAGTGATATTGATCTGAGGTATATCATTGCTAACGTTTCAATTGCAACATCGCGTTCTCTTGCTAGCTTACCTAACTGAGAGGCACTGTATTGTGCTAATGCCGATATCTCTGTTGCTGTTACACCTGTTGTTTCACCACGAGAGAATGGTGCCAAGATGGTTCCTCTGTTTATGTCAGATTCAATCTGTGCTAGGTAACGGTCGAAGTTGGATGATATTGGTTCTACACCTACTTGTTGTATCACACCAGCCAATGTCGGCTCATCAACAGGAATCATTGCACCGTCTTGTCCACTTGTAATTGCTGCTAATGCTTCTTCATCTAGTGTTCCCTCTTTGTAGAGGTATTGACGGGAATCACGACGTACTGCATTGGCCCAATAGGTTCTAAGGATATTCTTTTCGTAGAACTGATCGTAAACACGACTAACGGCTGAGATACCACGAAGAGGACGTTCTGGTCGACGACTGTAATAAAGTGGTGCGATAGGTATGACTGGTTGGTCATCATAGGTTCGTAGAGGTATTTGTGCTTTAGATAATAGTTGTTTATCACCTTGTAAATTTGGTGACCATACATATAGGTTGTCGTATGACAGATCGTATAGTTCTACGATTTTAATGTATTGGTATTCTTCAGGTAAATCATCAGATTGCACTGCTTTTTTCTGTATTGAGAAGTAGTCATCTTTTGGTTGTGGATTCCAATCTTTGTTGCCGTATTTCTCTTTGGCTTCGTTAAGAGGTAAGTAGTAGATATGGCCACAAAAGCGTTGTGTATCCCATGAACTGGCATCCGGATCAACGATAACTTCCCATGGTACAACAGCACGTATCTCTGTCATGGACAACATATCATCTGAACTTCTTGGTGATAGCTTTAAGAATGACTGAGGATAGATTAGGGCCAAGCGTGATGCTATTTCTATTTGTGTTCGCTGATTAAACAGCCATCTATTTGCTGCTGCTTGTGCTAATTCAGGATTACCATTTGGTGATGCAGTATCTGCTGATATAACAACTGCTGGATTCTTGGTGAATAGAGATGATTGAAAGCCTTCAACAAAGCTATAACAATCAGAGGTTTCAATTCTGATCATTGAAGGAGCAAAGTCACCATCATTCCAAAACTTGGTTTCATATGACTTCTTATAACGGTTCATTGCCGGCCTAAGGTCATTCCAATGATGCTCATGTTCTTCAATGATAGTCATTATCAATTTAATGATATCTCGTCTGGTTTTCATTATATGTTCTCCTAACAAATATTGTAAAATGTAAAATCAATATGATTCTAGTATCTTCTGTGATCTTTCTGTCGTTCTCTTGTCTTCTTCGCATTACCGTTAATAATCCACTGAGGTAGATATGCCTGTTGCTTTATCTTAACGCCTTGTAAGCACCAATTACACAGTGCCAATGCCATTGCCGAATCACTGTGACTGTCTAGTACTTGACTAAACTTGATGATGCCTTTCTCATCTACTGTAATGCTTCTCAGTTCTGTCATGGTGATGTTGTCTATGATGTTTATTGCACCGCTTTGGATGTCACGCTTCAGTGCTTCGAATAGTAGTGGTTTAGATTTACCTGTTGTTAAGAAATCTTTGCCTTCTGGTGTCTTCCATAATCGACTATAACCATGACCTACTTCATTAATGGTTGCCAATCCGTAGTTATTAGCCTCAACCAACACCATAGCATTGTTGTATTGTTGTGCCAGTGTTATGATGTATTCAGCCAGTGCGATAGGAGATGTTTGATTACTACGATATATGCATACTGGTTGTCCTGTATTCTTGCACATCACCATGATGACGCTGTAATCTCTTCCTACACCACCTGACGTATCAACACCTATTGCATAACTATAATCTGGATGTGGTTGTGCCAGTGTTGTCCATTCCTTTGGTTCGACTGATATGACATTAACATATTGGAAATCATCATGTCTAAAGTATGTGCTACCACTGATACGATATGCTTCTTCTAGTGTCAAGGGATATTCTCTAATAAACTTTTCCCAACCAATCTTAGACACCTTCTCTCTACGCCATGTTAACTGTTCCCAATCTAAGTCATGTTCTAATCCTAACTTCAGTTCGTCTTCTGACCATTCAATGCTCTCATCTAGTGGTAATCTATAGTTCTCATGATCTGACCATTTAAAGAATAAATACTTGTAATCTGCAGCACCTGTTTGCACCTTCAGTACTTCTTTGTGTAAGCAGTCGTTGTAATAGTTGGCTGTACTTTCAATGATCAGCTGTCCATCGTTTAGTGCTGCCATGGCTGTTGCTTTTAGCTCATCTGGATTCTCACTGAAAGCGTATTCCGATATCATAATCTTAGATGCAGTGAAAGAACGTAAGCCACCGCGTTGTGATGATGCTACTGCTATTAGTCGACCACCGCCTGCAAATGACATCTCTGTGCTATTATCTACATCCAGTTCACGGCGTAGTGGTTTTGGTAAGAAGTTATACATGTTCTTGGCAATATTCAGTAAGTGTTTAGATGATGATAACTTATAACTGAGGATAGCAAAGGTTACTGGTTCTTTAGATCGATAAGCAAGGCAAAACAGATAAGCAATAATAATAGTGCTGCTTCCAATTTGGCGAGGCTTAACAACAATTGTGTCTGTTCCATGTTCTAGTGTCTCTATGATTTGTATTTGTTCTGCTGTTGGTGATAGCGCAATTCGCTTACCGTCTTTATTGATTATCCCCTGCTTGGAGATAAAATCTAAGACATCCATTCCCCTTGCTAATTCGATTAAGTCGGTCATTTAACTGCTGCTAACCAAGTTTTAATCTCAGCAACTTCTTCGCTATTGTCTTCTTTCTTTTCAGGCATCTTGTTTAACTGATCGATAAGAGATATCAGGTGGTTAGCTGATAGTGTTTGTAATCGACCGTCTTTCTTTAGTTCAGCAGAAGACAGCGCTATGAGCGCCCAGATTAAATCTTCAGTACTTCTTTGGGCTACTGCTCTGTTAATAAGTGTTGATGGTTTAGGTGGCCTTTTATAGGGCTTTTTAGTAGAGGTGTTGGACATACCAATCTCCTTTGTTATCTCTTTGTAAGGCTTAGTGCCTATTCGTTAGCATATAAATGTAAAAGGATGTTATTGTTTCTCATTGTATTTATCTTGTAATTTCTTAATGCTTTTATCGTAATGATATTTTATATTTTGTCTTGTGTATCCCATCTCTCTTCCGATCTGAGCGAATGATTTGTTCTTGAATAGTTTATCCTTTACAATCTTTCTCTCTTTCTTTGTTAGATGTCTTAGCATTTTATGTGCTAACTTCTCTCTCCCTTCGTAATCTTTAGGAGGAGGTGGAGGTGGTTCGTATCCGTCTATTCTATTCTCCATCTCTTCAGTCGGATCGTATTTATCGTTTAGATCGAACCACCAATCATCTGCACCTGCGTATCTGAATTGCCATGGATTGTGTTGTATGATGGGATGTTCTTCATCTAATTTCTTTAGCCTTCTTGCCCAAGATTTAGATATGGCTTTAGATGTACGACGTTTGCCCATGTTTACATCTCTTTGTTTTGATAGGTTTTCCTATTACTAATGAATAACTTTATCTCTGTATTCATCTGTGATAACTTAAGATTTAATTCCTTCAGTTCTTGTAGTGTATGTTGCATTAAATCTATTTCTTGTTCTATAGAGCCTGATACTTCAGTTTGTATTTCACCTGATAGTTTAGGCCACTTAGATGGTAGATATATTTTTGTTTTCATTTGGACACCGCCACATTATTTTTGATTACTTGTATTGAATTATTGATGTCAGTATAGAAGTCAAAGTTTATAAACCACTGAGAATCTGTCTCTTCATCATCAAGGTTCATGTTATAGTTGATAGTGTATTCTTTACCATTGCTATCTATTACATCAAAGTTAAGCAACTGAGGATAACATAAATCTTGTTCTTCTTGTTCATCTCTCCATATACCTTTTATTGTTGCCCAAATATTACAATCATTGCTACTGACAAATATATTGTCGTCTATTTTAAATTGTGATTTGATTTTTAATTCATCAGGATTTTGATATACAATTATTACGTTTTTATAAGATTTCATATTACCTCCACAGTTAATGATTCCTACTTCTATTATAAGTATCTAGTAAAAAATGTAAAAACTAAATTATTTAAAAAAAAAGAGACAGAACAAATAAACTAACTGTGGAGGAAATGATCTGTCTCTTTATATATTACATTAATCCTAAGAATAATAAAACATCTTCATCATCTTTTAGTATGTTCTTTAGTTTCTTAATTGCTGCTTTTTCTATTTGCTGAATATTCGATCGTGTAGTTCTAGTTTTAGTTATGCCTAAATTAAATAACTTATCAGATACTTCTTCTAATGTATATCTTCTATCTTCTTCTAAAGAATCTAACCATGACTGAGGAAGAGGTTCTCTATCAGTTCTGTTCTTACTAGATTTATAATCTTCTATACTTTCAACAACTGAGGTATTATTAGTTCTTATATACTTACTTAATAGATGCCAACTTAGATTCAGTTCTTTACATGCTGCAGCCATTGAAGGATAAGTTTTCATATTAATAGTTACTTCTCTCATTGATTCCTTTATAAGTTATGTTATATTATATTATATAACACTATTCCATTCTTTAAAACTAGGAGAACATTTATTTATAAAGTTAAAATATTCTTTTTTATAGATTGTATTTTTATTACCAAAAGAATGAGCATACCTATGACACTTTTTACATAAAACTACTAAGTTATTTTCTTCATCTTTGTACTGAGGATGTGTAGTTTTAAGATAAATATGATGACAATGTAAATCAGTTCTATTCTGAGAGATATTATAATCTTTACATTCAGGATTCTGACAACTGAGGTTAAACTTATATCTCATATTAGCACTTAAGTTCTTCCATTTTTTATCTATACCAAACTTAGCTGATTCAGTTTCTTGTTGACTAATTACTTTTAGTTTATTTAATAAGCTTTGACTTACTTTCATATTAACCATTCTTTTTCCTTTTAATTTTTAATTTTTTATAAAATGACTGAGGTATTTTGTAATCTATAGTTTGATCGTAAAACTGAAGAGCAGATTTATTCCATCTAGATATTGCTCTTGTCTCTTTTAAAGTATAAGAATAGTAACCATCATTTACAAATTCTTCAACAAACATATCATACACTGCTCTACGTGCTTGTGCCACTGCGTCATTAACCTTTGGCTCCATAATTTCTTTATACTTGGAGCTACGCATGTCTATACCACCATCAGCAATTTCTCTTATCTCTACGTAGTCTGACTTAACAAAATCAAATCTTACATCTTCTTTTACTTGTCCTGTTGGTTCCCCTTTAACTCTAAATGCTTTTGTATAGTAGGTGGTTTCATAATACTTTGCTCTATACTTTTGATATTGTGAGTTAGGTACATTGCTACGCTGATTCCAACTAAAACTTTTAGAATTATAAACTTCATTTTTAGCTCTTTGTTCTTTAAATTCTGTATTATATCTATGAAAGTCTCCATCCATGGGTACACCTTTTACAACTTTTTCTGCTCTAGTAAAATTACTATATGTAGATTTTACCTGTGCAAGTTTTTTATTGTAAGCTATATCTTTTCTTCCTTGTTCTGTTTCACTAGCGGCTATCATATTATATACAGGCGCATAAGTCATTGGAACACCATTGTCATCTGTGGTTTTAAGATAAAGTTCTTGTTTCAAATCATGATACTTATTACCTATTTTTTTTACATATGCATTTTCTTTTAATTTTCCATCCTTATCAAAGTTTAACATAAAGTCATACAGCCTATTTAATTTTACACTAGGTAGTAATTTTCTAAGTACTTCAAGTGGTTGGATAATTCTTTTTCTTCTAGCAGCACGTTTATCAAAATATAATAACGTTTGTCTTTTAGACACTCTGTCTAGGGTTTGTAATATTACATCTCTACTGGTTGCTACATCTCTTAAAAATGTTTCATCTGAACCTATATCCGGCACAACTGATAATAAATCCTCCATGTCAGCTCTTGTAAAACTGACTCCGGAATGAGATTGTAATATAGTACCTTCTCCTTCATCAAATCCTAAACCTTGATTTTCTATAATAATTTCTCCGGCAAAATCAAACAATGCTCTATTAATTAATCCACTTCTACCATTTTTTCTAGTTGACAAAGGGCCCAATAATTTCGTTTCTATACCTTTAATATTATTAACTAAATACATTTGGGTAGCATTTAATTCTTCATAGCTATCTAATTCATACAATGGTTCAAATGTTGCTATAAAGTTTTCAAAATTTATAAGGTAATCTGCAAACTCTCTATTTTTTAAATTAGCCGGGTCTGTAATATAATCTTGATAATTATTCATTTGTCTAACTACATCTTGTAATAGTTGTGTATAGGCAACAGAAACATCTTTGCTATTTAGAGTATCTACCATGGCAAAGTTTATAATAGACTGTGTATTAGCAATAGATTCAAATGTACCTGATAGTTTAAAATCTTTATTAACACTGTTCTTTAATCTAGTCATCATATCTAATACTGAAGTCACTTTAGTTTGATAGTTCTGTATGGCTCCTAGAGTATGAGGACGAGGTTGGTTTATATCAACTTCTATTTTACTTATTTCACTATCAGCTAAAGTATCTTTTCTGGCATCATAAATCTGACCATCTAAACCGCCTTGTTCTATTTGATTCTCTAATTGCTGTCCAGATAAATCATATAAATTTGTAGGTATTAAGGTATCTACTAGATATAAATTCTGACCAGGTCCTCTTGGTACTAATCCCTCAGAAGATAGCTTACCATTTTTGTCTAAAATATTTATAGAAAATGTATCAAATTCATTTCTTTGTATGGTATAACCCATATTTTCAGCAATCCTTCTTATTAAATTTACTTCTAGCATATCTAGTACTTCAGCACTAAGTGTTCCGGAAACTTGAAAATTACTTAATAATAAACTTGACTCTGGTAAAATAACATTTGTATTTCTATCAACTGTTTGAGTATTAATTTTTCCAATTCGTAGTTTACCAAATTTATCTACAATAACTAAATCAGCTATAGTAGCTATTTTTGATTGTGGATCTGAAAACACTACATTAGTTAATAATACATCATCTCTTTCTAGTACAGTTGAAACATCATCCCTTATTTGTTCAAATAAATCTACTTGGTCACCTGTATAATCTTCTCTTGCTGCTATATTATCTAACATACCTGCTATAACAGAGTTATTTGTTTCTCCATGACCTATAGCATCAGATGCAGATAAATACTTTTCATTTGTATTTAGATCATAAAAAGTATTATTATTTTTATTTAATACAACTAGGTTATTAATAAAAGCATCAGGGTTATTAGCTGATAATGTTTCTGATTCATTCTTAGCCTCAGTAACATTATGAAAAAGTTGATCAATAACAGTTTTCTGTGCATCAGTTCTAGATTCACTTTTTGCTTGATTTACTATTTTGCTAGCAGACTTAGACAAACTATATCTAACTCTACCATTTACTCTTCTACCTACTTCAAATCTAATACCTTCAGTGTTAATCTGTTTGGCAATATCAGTTAATGTAGCATCAGGGTTAATTGCTCTAGAAGGTATTCTTCTTCCTGTAAGGTATTTATTAAAATCTTGAATAATATTTTGAAACCATTCTAGCAATTTTGTTACAACATTTTTAAATGATTGTGTAGGGTTTTCTTCATATTCTTTTTTAAAGTGTCGTGCTAGTGCTTGAGTAACAATTTCCATTTCTCTTTCGTCTGCACTTATCCTTCTCTCTTTATTGTATGCATCTTCTATCTGTTGATTTAATACAGGAAAATTAATTCTAGACTCTTTTAATAAAGATTTAAACAAAGAGTCATTGTCTACCTTTATTGATTCTACAAATGGGTGTAACATTTCTTCTATTGCAATCTCATCAGTAACCTTACCTTTCACTAATACTACTTCTGCATCTACATAAAATGAATTAATTTCACTAAATGGTACTTTAGCTTTCTGGATTCTTGGTAATAGGTTATATTTTTTTTGTGCTTCATTTGGTGAAAGTATAACAGCCTTTAACCCAGGAAATACCCTCATTAAATGAGAAACAACCTGTCTAGATCTTGGGTCATTCCATGATCTAGATTTCTCCAACATATCTTTTGTAGAGAATAATGATGACTCTACTGTTACTGCATATGTATTAGGAGTTTTACTTAATTTAATAGATTCTTCTGGGATATTATTTGTATCTAAATATCTTAAAAGTCTTTTTTTATTTGAGTCAACAATATCATCATTTGGTAAAAGACTATCTACATTCTGCTCGGTATTATTAATGTAGTATACACCCTGAAAGCTATGTATAATTCTTTCTCTCCTTAGATTATTTAGTAACGCCTCACCAAAATCTCTTTGTTTCAGATTATGTAATGCTTTTCGTTCTTTAGCATAGTTAGCTGCCTCCGTCACTGTTGGAATAGCTTCACTACCTGTTGAGTTTTGCCAGCTTTGAATTACATTGGTTGTTATCAAATCTGTATTATAAACTTCTAATAAGGCTTTATAATTAACTGTATTTTTATTTGGACATGTCATAGCTATAAGTTACATCTTTTTATTTGTTCTATCATTCCTTCAGGACTTGCCCAAAAAGAATTTGGATTGTTCTCATACAAATCTACTAAATCTTCTAGAGTATTTACATTATTTTGATCTTTAAATGCTTCAACTTGTTTTGAGTATTTTCCATTTTGTATATTACTATTCCAAAACGTTGAAATTTTAGGATAACTTACTGCAGGATTTTTCTGTTTTAAAAGATCTAATTTAAGTTGTGTACCTTCATCTATTGCAGGAAGATTAGTATCATCTATTATAACCAGTGCTTCCTTACCAAGTTCTTTTGTGGCTTTTTTATCATTGGCTTCCATTGTTCCTAATTTTCTAAACTCATCTAATCCAGCAGTTTGTCCAGCATAATCTTCTATTAATAGATTCTCACCATCATATATTGTATTAAAAGAAGGATTAGATAAAGCTCGTTCTTCTATTTCTTGTTTAATAGCCGCATCAGCAAAAGACTCTGAATCTTTAAAACTTTCTTTAGATTTCTGTATAGGAGTTTTAGATTTTCTTAACTGGCTAGTAAGAGGTAACTCTCCAAATATAAATCCTATACCAGTTTGTAAAGGAGAACCTTTTAAAGGAAGTTCTTTTGCTCCTCGCAAACTTACCAAAGCTCTGTTATTTATTTCAGTTTCATAAGCCCCTAGGGTAGTTGTAACCTCTTCACTAGTTTGTTGTGCTGGTT